AAGAAAAGAAAGTCCTGTTTTTGGATCTGTCCAAGCCAAATCTTTATATAATTCAGGGAGGGATGCAAATTGTTCTTCATAAAATTCTGATCCCGGGGTCATTAAAGTATTAGTCCAAAAACCACACGATAAACTAAAATAATTAGTTATATCTTCATTAATCTCCATTTTATAACATAAATCTCCCCCACTTTTAGGGCAATCTATAATTTCATCATACTGCATATTTTATACTTTTTTTAATTTAGGTAATTTTAATTTTGGTGATAAGTTTTTATTATTTCCTACCTTTTTTAGTTTAGGTAATTATAATTTTACTTGTTCGGGAATATTAATATTGTCTTCTAATATTGATGATATTTTAGCTTTCATATTTTCAAAAGCAAAATAAGTTCTACTATAGTATCCTTGCCTTTTTGATTGTTCTAACCAAAATTTATAGTTATTATATATCTCCTTATATGATTTATTTATTTCCATTATATTAGGTTGAAACCATTGAGATTCAGCAAGTAATATATCTTTTTGTTGAGCTGATGGGTGGAGATTAGTTAATGTTCCTTGAAGTAATAAAGTAAAATCGTTTTTGAGAAAATCTAATTGGCCAGACCATCCAGAACAAATTATTGGTTTATTTACTAAAGAAAATTCTAATAAAGGTCTACCAAATCCTTCTCCTCTAGTATGAGAAACCATAGCTTTTACTTTAGGATGGTTATATAATTCATTCATTTCTTGGTTAGTAAAATTACCATGTAAAAGATAAATAGTAGGTAAATTTTTACCACAACTACTACGTATTATATCAATTCTTCTCATTATTTCTCTTCTATCTATATAAGAAGAATTTACTGAAGATGTTTTTAAAATTAATGCTGGTTTTTTCCTTTTATTTTTAAATGTATCATAAAAAGATTTAACAGTAACACCCATATTTTTTCTATCTTCACCTAAACTACCTTGCATCCAATGCCCTACAGCTAAAAAAGCAAAATCTTCAGGAATAGAATTAATATCCTTTAATAAATTTAATTCTTTAAATTCAGAACTTTTAATAGGTTTATAAGTATCTAAATCAGCCCCCTCTAATAATACTTCTATGGGTTTTTCAATTTTAATTTCTCCTATTTTCTGGTTTGTCTTTTGATCTAACTTATCAAATTTAGAATTTAAAAATACTTGTTTAGAATGTTCAGATGAAACAATATTTAAATTCATTTTATTCATACCTTCAATCCAAGGAGCAGAACATAATGTTGTTTCAATTCCTGCTGTAAATCCTATATTAAACTTCCCAATAGGTTGGAATTCATTAGGTACAGTGATTTGTGCCCAAATATCAGGTTGAGATGTCATTTGTAATGTAATATGTTTTTGTAAAAATTTCCATTCAGGATTATTATCAATAAATCCAAAAGAAGTACTACCCCATCTTTGAGGTAGGATTTTAACATCATATTTACCTAATTCTATTATTGATTTAACTAAATCTCTTGATCTTGCTCCATATCCACTGTAAGTATCAATTGGACAACTTATAACAAATGTATTTTTCATATTAATATATTAATTTATGTGGTAAAACTCTTTTTTCATAATCTGTATCTTTAAGGAATTCATATTTTTCTCTAGGTTTCCATGTTGAAAATAATTGTTCTATTCCTTCTATAACTCTATTTGCCATTTTTTTAGATGTAAATCCAGCTTCATCTCCTTTAGCCCAATCATATCCTTTTTTACCAATAGATTTCCTTTTTTCCTTACCCATCTTATATAATTTCATAATTTGTTCAGCTACATCATTAATATCATGGTGATCATCATATATATAAGGGGTTTGTGGAGAGCCTACTAGGGTACTTGCTTTAGTGTAAACAGGTAACGCCCATTCACCATGCTTTTTGTATTTTCCTTTATGATTAGAAGGAAATTCATCATTGAATTCAATCCAATCTCCATTTTCATCTTCAAATCTCATTTGATCTTGCATTCCCCCAGTAACTACTGCTATAAAGGGTGTTCCTGTTAACATAGATTCAGTTAAAGATAATCCCCAACCTTCAGCATTTGATATTTGTATTACACCATCTGCTGAATTATATAGTAAATTCATTTCCTGAGTTGATAATTTATGTTGTAATACCCCTACTCTACAAGTTTCAGGAGGACACATATATTCAATTACAGCTGTTAGATCTGTACCATGGTCAAATGATGCTTCTGTTTTTAATGTTAATTGGCATTTTTTAGCTTCTTTTGGAGATAATTGTTCTGTAAATAATTTCCATGCCATTATGATATTAGAAGGTTGTTTTCTTCTTATATTTCTTGAATTAAAAACTAAATGAAAATTATTATCTTCAGGTAATCCCAAATTTTTCTTAAATTGTAATAATTCAGGAGAATTATCATCTAATATATTAAATAAAGTATCATTTAACCCATGAGGAACATATTTGAATATTTTATTTTTACCTTTATCACCTAAAACAAGTTTATTAATATTAACTGTTTGTTTAGATATTCCTAATAATAAATCACAAGATTCATAATATTCTTTATTATACATTGGAGCTGGGTAGTTATCCCAAATATTAAGATATATTATAGGTATTGAATTTCTTATTTGGTCCTCAGAATTAAACAACCAAGCAAAATATCTAGGATCAGTTATTAAAAATAAAGCATCTGGTTTTTCATTCTTTATTATTGCTCTTAATTCATCTATACTTCCATATCCTTTAGTAGGGTATAACCTTACATAAGGATCTTTTTCTTCTACTAATTTTTGGGTTTTTATCTCTTCAGCAAGATCAATAATTTTTCCTTTATCTGGGTGGTCTACTGCTCCTGCTATTTGGGCCCAATTATATTTATGTAAAGTATTAAAAACAATTTCTCTTCCTACTTGAGCAACACCTGAATGTACCCTAATATCATCAGTTATTAATAATATTTTTTTTCTATCTTCTTTTTTAATATAACCTTCTTTCATTTATTGTTAAATTTTAATTATCAATTTCTAAATTATTATGGTTGTGTATTTTTTTTCTAAAATCTTCATCTGTAAGATATAAATGTATAGCTCTATCAGATAATTTCTGAAATGAGAATTTACGTCTTACACATTCAATTTTAAAATTTTCAAATAAATTACTTTTTACTTTTACACTTGTAAGTGTCATATTTTTTTTATCAGTCATAGTTTTATTTTTTAATTTATATTTGTCTATACGTATATGTGGATTATGAATTTTTACCAAGGACATTACATAACTCATCATCTTCTTTAAATGCACAGAAATGGCAATTCCATTTTGATGGTTGTGGAATGTGAAGTGTTTCTTTGTATCCTGTATAGTCAAATGCTTCATTTATAAATTCATTTAAAATTCTAGTTGCTTTATTAGTTTTATTTTTACCAGAAGCTGGAGAAAATGTTTGTATTCGTTTTTGTGGGTATTCTCCACCTTCATATACTTTTCTTCTAACAATTAGGAACTCAATATCAATACTTTTTTCTGCTAATCCAAACTGTTCTGCAAAGAATTTTTTATATAATACTAATTGAAAATGTTTTTCCTCATCCTTTTTAGCATATGAATTCCATCCTTTAGTACTTGTTTTAATATCGATTATTTGAAATGTATCTGTGGGTTCATGGTATAATACAACATCTAAAAAACCATTGTATATAACGTTTTTATACGCGTTATTAGGAGTAATTGATATGGGTACCTCACAACCAACTAAAAACCATCCCTTTTTACTAAAATATTTACCTTTATGTTTTTTAAAGTATCTTAAGATTTGAACCCCATCATTATAAAATTCCCTAATTTCTTCTGAAGAGCTAAAATGTTGGTTTTTATTTTTCTTATATTGAATAAGATATTCTTCTCTTAATTTTTCTTCTAATAATTCCTCGATATTTTCTCTATCAGCAGCTGCCCCACTTTTTTCATACATTATATCCAAGTAGTGTTGTACTACCTCATGAAATGCAGTTCCAAATACAGTATGAATACTAGGAGATTGTCTTTTATGTCCTTCTTTATATTGAAGAGCCCATTTTTGGGGGCAACTTCTAAACATTGAAAGTTGGGAGTAAGAAATATTTTTCTGATAGCCAAAATTAATAGGTTCAGGTTTATAATTTCTAATTATTTTTACAATGGGGGGTATTTTTGTGGCCAAAGTATTATTTTTTCCATTTATTACGTCCTACTAATAACCCAATAATGCCATAATTAGCTATATCAATAAAAGTATCTTCCATTCCTTCTCCTTTAACAAATGCTCTACCATTTAATAATAGATTTTTTAGTCTACTAATTTTATCTGTTAATCTGATACATAGCCCAGTAAGTGAAAATGTTTTATCATTATCATTATTTAAAATATCTCCACCTAAAGCTATATTATTTAACCCATAATCCATATGTTTAGCTGCAAACATTACATACATTTCATTACTTATCTTTTTAAATTCTTCAGATAATTCTGGGTATTCTTTTTCGAATATTTTTACTGTTTGTTCTTTATGAATTTGTTCCATAGTACTTTTCTATTATATCTAATCTCTCTTCAGCTGAAGCTAATAATTTTAGGCTTTTAGTTGCATCTTTAAGAAAATCATCTGCAGTGTGGTCTCCTATTCCTACTGAACATTCAGTTAATAATTCTAATGCCATTAATGCTTTTGATTTATCAGCTTCTGCTTGAGTTTTAAGTGCTGTTATTACTTTATATTGTGCCATTTTATAATTTTTTAATTAATTTTTTAATTTCTTTACTATTTATTCCTAATTTAATAAGAATATCTTTAATTTCCTCCCTATTTAAAAGATTTATATACTCATTTGCTTCTACAAAACTACATTCAAAATATTTAACAATAGGTTCTAATATTTCTTTTGTATTTTGTTTTGTTTTTGACTTAATATATCTCAAAAACATTTTTTTTCTAGGAAGCATTTCACAATAAAAATTGTATATTCCTTTTTTATCTGTTGGAGAAAATTTTTGTGCTAGGTTAGCGATTTCAATATAACCTTGATACATTGATACAAATCTATGTACCATATAGGCATTAAAAGTTCCCCAAGCACTTTCTTCAAAACTATCTAAACTTGACTTTTTATCAGTAAGTTCATTTAGCCATTCAAAAATATTTTTAGGATTTAACAAGGACATCCTTATATTCCTCTCTTAATTCTTTTGGAAGTGAATCTTCTAAAATTTTATTTGTTTCAGGATCATAAAAAACAGGGATAGGCATAACAGCATCAGAGTCAGTTCCTGTTACAAATTTAGATACTTTACGTAATAAAGCTCCTTGTTGCCATATTCTTCCTCCATCTTCTGTTTCAATAGCGGTTGTGTTTTTTAAATCAATGTTTGGTTGTTGCATTCCATTTTGCATAATTAATAATTTTAAATAATATTTGGTTTAATTGTTTCTATAATTTTAGATATTAAAGCCATACAATTTACTTCTTTATCTATTCTGAAATTTGATTGGTATGAGTATTCATTTACATAATATGCTATCATACCTTCCTTTCCAGGAGCATATTTACTACTATTATCGTAAAGAAAACGATAAAATCCTTCAAAATCTTTAACATTAGAATCTGCTATTATTTGTCTAATTGTTCTCCAATTTGGTTTTTTTGTTTTTAATTCTTCTAATATTTGATCTTGATAATTACTTCCTATTAGTGTGTCTGTATCTAATTTTAATGTGTTATTTGCGGTAGATACCTGTATAGTATTAAGCATTTTACGTACATCAGGGTAATTGTTATTTGTAATAGTTTCTAAATCATTTACACTACATTTAATTTTTTCTTTATTTACAACTTTCATTAAATGGTTAACAATTTCTAATTTATCTGGAGGTATTATTTTTAATGTTTGACATCTTGATTGTAAAGGGTCAATAATTCTTTCTAGATAATTACAAGTCAATATAAATCTAGTTGAACGTGAAAAGGTTTCAATAACATTTCTTAAAGATGCTTGAGCCATTATAGTTAAAAAATCTGCTTCATCTAAAATAACAATTTTTAATGCTTTGAAAGACATTGTACTAGCAAATCCTGATACTTTATCTCTAATAGTTTCAATACCTCTTTCATCTGAAGCATTAATATATAATAGATCACAATCAATATTTTTAGCAATTAATTTAGCTAATGTAGTTTTCCCAGTTCCTGCAGGACCATAAAATAATAAATTTTGAATATCATTTTGGTCAATATAACTTTTAATAGTATTTTTAATACTTTCATTACCTACATAATTATCTATATTAGTAGGTCTATATTTTTCAACTAGTAAACTATGTTTTTTCATATTGTAAATATAATAACTTTTATTAAGGAATCCAAATTATCTTCCTTGTTTAAATTCCCCATACATACTAAATTCTTTAGGTTTTTCTTCAGGGACTTCATATTGGTGAGTTTCAATAGCATATAACTTACTATCTAAAGGAGATAATCTAAATTCACAAGGGTTACCTGTAGATTTAAAATGTGCCTCTAAAGTATCAGTTAAAGTTTCATGTACTACCTTTTTCTTATCATCTACTAGAGTCCACTTGTCTCCAGGTGGTACTCTAGTAGCAATAAGCTTATTATGTTCAGTTTCTTTTATTTCCATATTACATGCCCATCCCCATCATTGATGGATCTAATTGTGGTTGGTTATTTTCTTCTTTAGGTTCATCAACAACTATACATTCTGTAAGTAATACAGTTCCTGCTACTGAGGCAGCATTTTCAAGTGCTGTTCTAGTTACTTTAGTAGGATCAATAATACCTGCTTTTTTCATATCAGTAACTACTCCAGTTTTAATATTATATCCCGCCCATGTATCATTACCTGAATCTACTAAATTGTATTTTCCTATCATTTGGGCTTCAACTGAATCTTTACCAGCATTAACTAAAATTTGTTCAAAAGGTTTACCACATGAATTATAAACTATATCAGCCCCTATACAATTATTACATTTACTTGAAACTGGTATTGCTTCTCTTGCATATAATAGAGCTGCTCCTCCTCCAGGTACAATACCTTCTTCAATAGCAGCTTTGGTTGCATGTAAAGCATCATCAACTCTATCTTTCTTTTCATTCATTTCAGTTTCAGTATAACCTCCAACATGAATAATAGAAACACCACCAGCCATTTTAGCTAATCTTTCTTGTAACTTTTCAGTTTCAAATGAAGATTGTGCTTTATCAATTTGGGTAGTAAGTTCTTCTAGACGTTGTTTAACAGATTCTTCATCTCCTTTACCATCAATAATAGTTGTTTTTTCCTTTGAGATAGTTACAGTACGAGCTTCACCAAACCATTCCCAAGAAAATTTATCAAGTTTCATTCCTTTATCTTTATCAAATACTTGACCTCCTGTTACTGATGCTATGTCTTCTAAGATTAATTTTCTTCTATCACCAAAGTCAGGTGCTTTAACAGCAGCTACTTTAATTGTACCTCTAGCTTTGTTTACAATAAGGGTTGCTAATGCTTCACTATCAACATCCTCAGCTATAATAAGTAATGATTTATTAGTGTTAGAAACTGCTTCTAACATAGGTAATAAGTCTTTAACTTGAGATAATTTTTGATTAAGTACCAAAATGTAAGGATCTTCTAAAGTACAAGTCATTGTACTATTATTAGTGACAAAATAATGTGATAAATAACCTCTATCAAATTGCATTCCTTCAACAGTTTCTAAATAGGTATCACCTGTTTTAGATTCTTCAATATGTACTACCCCTTCAACTCCTACTTTATCCATAGCCGTAGCTATTAACTTACCTACTTCAGGATCATTATTAGCAGAAATAGTTGCAATTTGTTCTAATTGATTTTCATCTGAAATATCTTCTGATAGATTTTCTCTTAAATTATTGACAACTTCTTTTACTGCTTTATCAATTCCTCTTTTAATTTCAACAGCATTAGCTCCATTAGCTAAATGTTGTAAACCATCTTTGATCATTTCTCTAGCTAATAAAGTAGATGTAGTTGTACCGTCACCAGCTTTATCTGCTGTTTTTATAGATGCTTCTCTAACTAAGTTAACACCTAAATTTTCTACAGGATTACTTACATTTATATGTTTTGCTACTGTAACTCCATCTTTTGTAGATATAGGTGACTGGTTAGGTCTTTCAATTACTACATTTCTCCCATTGGGTCCTAATGTAGATACTACAGCATTAGCTAATGTATCAATTCCTTTTACTAATTTATTTCTACCCTCAGGGCCAAATTCTATAATTTTACTCATTTTTATTCTTTTAAAGGTTCAGTTTCTTCTAATATTTTTTCATAATCAACTTCTTTTTTTACTCTAGCTAAGATTTGATTTTCAGGACCAACATAATAATCTTCCCCATCATGTTGTAACTTTGTAAATCCTTGAGTTGGTAATATTACTATATCTCCAACTTTACTCATAGTTTCAATAAATGTACCTGAAATTGTGTGTTGACCAGGTCCTACTGCTATTATTTCTCCATGTTCATTTACATCTTTTCCCATATCAGGGACTACAATTGAACCATACTTTGTTTCTTCTGCTTCAATTGGTTTAACTATAACAGCGTTAAATAATGCTTCTAAATTCATATTCCAATTTTTTCTTTAATGTTATTTAAATTTGATTTTATTTTATTCCATTTATCCAAATATTCTTGGATGGATGAATATTCTCCATTTTTTTCGTTTAATTGAGCTTTCATAATTGCTTCTAGAGCATTACCAAAATCAGCATAATGGCCTATTGGTTTTTCATAATTTTTGCCTTTGCTACCTTCAGCTAAATATTTTTTTTGTGGTGTTATCACTTCATACGCTGTATAGCAGTATGCATCTTTGCCTATAAAATAAGGCTCTAATAATGGGTCTCTAATAATAGTCATATAACTTTAATTTTTTAATTATGATGTAATATACGAAAATAGTTTTAATAAACCAACCTAAAGGGCGCTTTTGGTTAGTTAATTTTTAAAACTTTTGGCATAGCTTCTTTTGCAAATGGAATTGTCACAATTAGTAAACCATCATGAAAATTAGCTGTTGCTTTTTTAAGGTCAAACTTAGTTCCTACTTTATATCCTAAATTAAAAGAACGTTTTGCAATTCCTCTATGGATATAGTTTCGAGAAGAAGATTCTGGTGTTTTCTCCTTATCATAATTAAAACTGATTAGATCTCCTTCTAATTTAACTTCAATAGCATCCTTAGGAATGCCAGTACAAGCTAACTCAAAAGTTAAACCTATATCATCTTCAAAAATATTAATTGGGTATTGTTGTTTGGCTTCAGTAGCCGGTGTAAATTGGGTTCCTGTTTCAAACAGGTTTCGAAATAATAGATCAAACGGATGGTGTGATCTCTCTAAAAAATGTGTACTCATATCACTTTGTTTTTATGCTGTCATTAAGATCAGCGGTTAATAAATAATTTAAAACTTGCGCCCTTAGGTCAATTTATTATACATATGTGGCATCTTCTTTTCTTACCATATAGTATAAAGTCTTTATATCTTCTGATTGAAATTCTAATTTCATAAATCCTTCTTCAGTTAATGAAAGTTTACCACTTTCTAAATCTTTGTTTGCTGCTAATATATTTTTAAATGAATCTGAATTAAAAGGTAATTTTAATTCTTTATTTATTGTTATATTTTCATCTACAATATATTTAATTTTATTTGAAAAGTTATTTAAATCTCCAAATGCAAATTGTACTATAGTTCCTCTATCAGGATCTTCTTCAGTACTAATCATTACATCACTTATGTCTGTTAATGCACTTTTAGCTTTAATAAAATTACTTACAATTTCAGGTGTTAATTCTATTATAACATCATATTCAGTTGGGAAATTAATAGTTCCTCTCTTTGGTACTAATAATGAATCTGCTAAAGAATAAGCTACATTAAATGAATTATCTTGAATGTGTAATTTAGAAAATACTTTATGTTCTTTTTCTAAAGTAAGTAATAATTCTCCATTTGTAACTGATATTAATTTATTTAATTGTGCTGTGTCAAATATTGCTATTTCACTATCTTCTACAGGTGAAGTATCACATACTAAATCTCCAGCTATATCTTT